TAAGGGTAACTTTCCCCTCTATGCAAAGAATGTCCTTAAGATAGTTAATAAAGAAGGTGAGTCCACCCCCTTTGTTTTAAACAGTGCCCAGTTGCATCTGCACAACATGCTAGAAAAGCAATTAAAAGAACAAGATAACGTCCGTGCTTTAGTGCTTAAGGCACGACAAACAGGTATTTCCACTTATTCTCAGGGCAGAAACTTTTGGAAGGTAACGCAAAATCGAAACGCCAATGCATTCGTACTGTCCCATCTGGCAGAATCTACGAACGCCATTTTCAATATGGTGCGTTACTTCTATGACAACATACCTCATCCTGCCTTTAAGCCGCCTCTGTCTTCTTCTAGTGCTTCTACTCTCGTTTTCGACGAGCTTAATAGTAGATACCGAGTTGGGACTGCGCGGTCTACGCAGACTGGTCGAGGACAAACAAACCGCTTCGTCCATGGCTCGGAAGTTGCCTTTTACCCTCAGGGATCTGATATCACCGCCGGTCTCCTCCAGACGGTGGGCGGAAAAAAATCTGAAGTAATCCTAGAGAGTACAGCCAACGGCGCGGGCGGATGGTTCTATGACTCTGTGATGAAAAGCTTGCGCGGTGAATCTGAGTGGGTGACTTGTTTTATTCCTTGGTTTTGGATGCCCGACTACAGAAAAAAACCCAGCCCATATTTTGAGGCTACGCCGGAAGAGTATGCTCTAGCGAAAAGATTTGGTTTGGACGATGCCCAGCTGGCATTTAGACGAAGCAAGCTTGATGAACTTGGCGGCACAGATCTATTTAAACAAGAATATCCTAGCACCCCACTGGAAGCGTTCCTTACATCCGGTCGATGTTTCGTAGAAGACAAGCACCTCTCGGTGTGTGAAGACGATTGTTATACGCCAGACTTTCAAGGGGACATACTTGGAGGCAATATCGAGGAAAGATCTTATGGTCCTTACAAAGAATGGCACTCCCCCTCAAAAGATGATACCTATGTTATTGGGGTCGATGTTGCTGAGGGTCTATCTTACGGCGATTATTCTTGCGCCCAAGTTCTTGACTCCCAAGGTCGTCAAGTAGCTTGCTGGCATGGTCATATAGATCCATGGGATTGGGGAAATGTAGTATCCCAGATAGGTAAGCGATATAACGATGCTCATGTTGTGGTAGAAAGAAACAACCACGGTCTAACTACGTTAAGAAGATTAATGGAGTTAAGGTATCCCAATATGTTTGTTGAGCATTCTGTTGATGGCGCCTACTCAGATAAGATGACAAAGAGGGGTGGTTTCCTGACCACGTCAAAAACAAAACCTCTAATTGTAGACAACCTTGCCAGCCTCATTAGACAGAACGAATCCGGTGTCGCTGACATCGAGTTAGTTAACGAATTAAGAACGTATGTTATTGATGAAAAAGGGGTTTTTAATTCTCAGCAAGGATGTTATGATGATCGTGTGATGGCATTTGCCATTGCCCTGCACGGACTTGCCTCAATGCCGAAACCTCGGCGTAGAACGATACAACGACGCTTTACAACTCTTGACTCCGTAGCAGGGTACTAATGATAGAAGAGTATGAAGAAGAGCTATTTGTAGCTGAAGAAGAATCCGATGGCACGCAAGATCATTCGGTTCAAAGTCTTGGCACACGACTAGCTCATATATATCAGGAATACAAAGACGCTCGAAAAGAAACTGAAAACGAGTGGCTTAAAGATCTCCGTCAATACAACGGCTTGTATGAGCCCGATGTACTTGCACGTCTAAACGAATCCGGTGCTCGCTCAAAGGTTTTTGTCGGCTTGACAAGAACCAAGGTGATGGCGGCATATTCGCGTATTATCGACCTATTATTCCAGCACGGCGATATATTTTTCGCCTGTGAGCCCACTCCCGTAGCAGACCTAGACCCTGTACAAGCGGTCAAGCTAAGAGAACAGGCTACCGAACAAATCATGATGGCTTCCCAAATGATGGATCCCAACATGAATCAAGATCTTGTCTTGGCTCGCATTTCTGAGCTAGAAGAAGAGTTTAAGGAAATAGAACAGAAAGCGGCTAATGAAGCGGCTGAGAAAATGACGACTTCGATCATGGATCAGCTAATAGAAAACAATGCCGAAATGAAACTCAAAGAATCTATTCTTGAAAGCTGTATCTTTGGCTCGGGTGCCGTCAAGGCAGGAACTGTTAAGATTGATACAAGCCAGTCATATCAAAAGGTACAGGATCCAGAAACCGGTGAAATGGCACACGTCCTTTCTCAGATTGAGAAGGCAACGCCAGAAGTTGAAAGCGTTTCTATATTTGATCTGTACCCAGACCCGTACTGCACCTCGCTAGAGGATTGCGATGGCTTATTCCGCCGGCATGTATTAACACGACGTCAGTTTAGAGAGCTATCTGACCGTCCTCAATTTGACTCCGCGATGATCAAGTATCTACTCAAGATCAACAGGACTGGTAATCACGTTGAGGAAGAGCATGAAAGAACAAGAAGAAGAATTGCTGGAATAAACGATCACTCAGAGTCTAATCGGTTTGAAGTTTTAGAGTACTGGGGAACTGTTGACGGACATGAGCTTGAAGAGCATGACATTGAATTGCCAGAAGGTTCAGACCTTTCGGACGATTATAGTGCATGTGTTTGGATGTGTGACGGCAAAGTAATAAAGCTAATGCTAAACCCTGTATCGGGTTACAAGATGCCGTACTTTGTCTTCCCTTACGAAAGAACACCGCATCAATTCTGGGGTACCGGCGTACCTAGAATGATGAGAGATTCCCAAGGCACCATGAATGCCGCAACAAGAATCTGGTTAGACAATTTAGCACTGTCATCGGGTCCGATGGTTGAGGTAAATACTGATCTGTTAGCGGCAGGTGAAGACCCTACAGACATTCATCCTTGGCGTGTATTCCTCCGCGAGGGTGGTGATGGCAGTATGCCTGCTGTTAGATGGTATCAACCAGTAGCAAATGCTAACGGTCTTAATCAGATTGTAGAAATATTCAGACGTTTTGCCGATGAAACAACTAGCCTTCCAAGCTACACGCACGGCGAACAGTCAAAAAGTCTTAACAAGACAGCCACCGGCATGTCTATGTTAATGGGCGCGGCTAACGTTGCCCTTAAGTCTACCATTAAAAATGTTGATGATTTCTTAATGGAGCCAATGATCAAGGCACTTTATCACTGGAATATGGAATTTAATTCTAATGAAAGCGTTAAAGGTGACCTAAAGATTGTTGCAAGAGGAAGTACAGCTCTTGTTCAAAAAGAAGTACAAAGCCAGCGTTTGTTGCAATTCCTGTCGCTGGTTTCAAACCCCATGGATTCTGGACTGGTGGATCGTAATCATCTTCTTCGCGATATAGCTAAGAGTATGGATATTGATCCTGACGAAATTGTTAAGTCAGAGGAGCAACTAGCTCTTGAACAACAGCAAGCAATCCAAGCTCAAATGCTCCAAGGAGCAAGCGCAGGCAGTCCTTCGCCTATCGGCGGGGGAGGAATGGAAGCGGGTAACAGACCTCCTCCAATGCCGTTTTAACGACGCACAACTAAAGCTGGAACAAGCTGACGAAAAAAATTTCAGGTTTGAGCAAGGGCGACTCAGTGAGCTTCGCTTTATGCTTGAACTTCAAACCAGTGCGAAAGCACTATTAGACCAACTGAGGACTCGGAAACGAACAACCTCCATTGACTAACGGATACCTGTACAGAGCAGACCCGAAGGGAATAAATAATGGCTAAAAGAAATGACCCAGAGCGACTAGAAGCAGAAGCTAAAGAGTTGTACGAGCAATTGACTCAGGCTCCAAAAGAGACCCCGCAGGATGATCAACCTGTTGAGGATACCTCGGAAGAGCAAGAAGAAGTGCTAGTAGATACCCCCGATCCTACGGATACGGTTGAAACTCAAGCGGAAGAGGAACCAGTTCAGGACGAAGGCGGCGAAGAATCCGGACTGAGATCAGCTTTAGAAAAAGCTGAGAAAGCGATGAAAGGGGCTCAGGCGAGAATGACTAGAGCAACGCAAGAAGCGGCAGAACTGCGAAAAAATAACGAGCAGATGATGCAGACAATTGCGGGGCTGAAGAGTCAAGTTTCGGAATCTGAAAGAGACACGAGTAAGTTGAACCAAATCAGAGAGGACTATCCCGATCTGGCAGGTCCATTACTTGATGAACTCGAGAGAACGAGACAAGAGGTTTCAAGTACCAAAGAGCAATTAAGCAAGGCAGAACAGGCTAAGCGGGATGAGCAAGAAGCTAAAGTAGCGGAAGCGCATTTCGATAGAATCAGAGCAGAGCACCCTGACGTTGATCAACTTATAGAGACAGCAGACTGGATGAACTGGCTAGAGGAATCGGATGCACAGACGAAACAATGGATTCAAGCAGGATCATCCAATGACGTTAATACTGTTTTGTACCAGTTTAAAAGTGACATGGGCATGAAGGCTCCAACGCCGCAAGAGCGGACTCTAGAGAAGGCTAAAAAGGTTGCAGAACCCAAGATGCCTAAAGCTCGAAAGTCCAACTTAAAAGGTGAAAAGAAGCAGTGGACAGTGGACGATATTGTCAGAATGCCAAACGAATTATTCGAAAAGCATAAAGACGAAATCTTACAAGCTATGAACACTGGATCGATTCGCCGCTAAATTAATTTTTTACTCTTGTGAGGTAATTTACAATGGCTTTTTCTTTTTATACACAAACCGGTGCAGGCACTGCCGCCTCTCCGGTCACATCCACTCAGGCAAGCTTTGTACCTGAGGTTTTTTCAAAACTTCTTCAGGCTAAATTTTATGCAAGCAGTGTACTTCCTGCTATCTCTAACACTGATTATGAAGGTGAAATTTCTGGTCAGGGCGACAAGGTAACAGTACGTACAGTACCAACAGTAACAATCAACGATTACGCTGGCACTGTTGCTAATCAGAACCTTGAAACGTCTACAGTAAATCTAAATATCGACAAAGCTAAATACTACAGCTTTAAGGTTGACGATGTACTTGCGGCTCAGGCTGACATCAACATGTTAGAAGAAGCGTCATCAGACGCGGCAGAGCAAATGCGTATTGCGATTGAAACTGACGTTCTAGGCGCTGTTGGCGCTGACGCTGGTACTACTCAAGCTGTAGCTGACTTGGCTAAAGACAACATCCTTGACAACATTCTTGCAATGTCTACTGCTCTTGACGAGAAGAACATTCCAGAAGAAGGTCGTTTCTTAGTTCTTCCTCCTGCATATGTTTCGTTGCTCAAGCAGTCTGAACTTCGTCAAGCCCAAATCATGGGTGATTCCACTTCCGTTCTACGTAACGGACAAGTAGGCACGATTGATCGTTTCACAATTTATCAATCAAATATGCTTGGTCAGGTGGATGTTGATACTGACTCAACTGATACTGTTACAGACATGAGAACTCAGGTTCTTGCGGGTCACTCAAAAGGTATCACGTTTGCGAGCCAGTTCACTAACACTGAAACTGTTCGTTTAACTGACACATTTGGCGACGCGGTTCGCGGTTTGAAAGTGTACGGCTACAAAGTAATCAACCCTGATTGCTTAGTTACTGGTAACTGGACAACAGCATAAAAAAAAGGGGGGGGTGAAAGCCCCTCCTTCTTTAATTGGCGGTAGCATGAGCACAAAGACAAAGAAAGATGATCTTTACCAAGAAACGTTAGATAAGTTTGATATACGTCTAGACAGACGGCTTTCCTTAGCATCAATGATGGAACAGCGAGAACTTATAGAGCAGAGACAGGCAAACCCTGTAGAGGAGAAGCCTGAGAAATCTCCATTTATGGTTAAGAACAAGCGTACTGGATTAGTGTTCAGGTACCAAGAAGCTTACAAAAATAACCCTAATCTTGAAGTGATCGAGTGGAGGGAGGACTAAAATATGGCAACGGTAAAAGTGGTAGATATTTTGGATCGGGCATCGATTATCCTTCAAGATAATACAAATGTTCGTTTTCCTAACGATGAGCTATTAAAGTTTTTTAATGACGCTCAAAAAGAAGTGGTACTGCATCGACCTGATGCAAACATGAACAATCAAAGCATCACGCTGGTAGCAGGTAGCAAGCAGTCTTTGCCCTCAACTGGCTTGCGATTAATTGATGTTGTTCGTAACGTATCCGGTAAGGCAGTCACGCAGGTTGACCGTCAGATTCTAGATGAAACACTACCCAACTGGCACGAGACAGTAGCTGGTTCTGATGGTATTGAGCATTTCATTTATGATCCCGCCGACCCTAAGAATTTTTACGTGTATCCAAAAGGCACGACTGATCTAGATTTAGAGATTGTTTACAGTTCTGCGCCTTCTGATCAAGCAGTGAGCAACTTTGACTCAGACACATCGACAATAACTTTGGATGATATCTACGCGAACTGTCTGCTGGATTACATCCTATACCGAGCTTATCAAAAAGATTCAGAGTATGCCGGCAATTCACAGCGTTCCATGATGCATTATCAGGGTTTCTCAAATGCACTTGGTATAAAAACTCAAGCTGATTCAGCAACAACCCCGATTCCAACTACAGGGGTATAAGTAATGAAGTTCAGTGACTTAAGCGCATATATAAGACCAGAGGTTCAGGGATGTCCTGACCATCTAATCGAGAGAGCGGTAAGAGACTCTTGTATAGATTTCTGTAAGCGAACAGATGTTTATATGCCTGAGCCTGAAGCGGTCACGGTGGTTAAGGGTGTAAATGAATATGCCCTTAGCCTTCCTACCGGTACAGAACTGAACCATATTATTGATATTTATAATGACACTGCTCCCTTAAAGCCTGTTTCTTATACAAAACTGTTAAGCATTTTGGGAAACGAAACAGAGCAGGGGACACCACAATATTACGCACAACGTGATAACACTGATTTCTATTTAGCAAAAATACCCAACAGAGATTATTCACTTAAGGTTGTATTTAGCGTCAAGCCGTCTTCAACCAGTACAAGCATCCCTGATACCGTAGGTAAGGAATACCGCGAGATATTAGTTCACGGAGCTTTGTATAGACTGCAAATGATGAACCAACCTTGGGGTAATGCAAATCTTGCTGGCTCAAACAAACAGCTATTCGACCGAGAGGTCGGAGTTACTGTGCGTCAAGTTAAATACGGGTTTAGTGGCGGATCTCTAACGTGCAGATCGAGGGCATTTATCTAATGGCATATCTAACTACTATAGACTTGGTACAGGGCGATCGGCTACCAGAGATACAAGTGTCTCTAAAAGATAGCAATTCAGCCGCCTCAGGAAGGTCGCTTGACCCAGACGATCCTACCTCGTTCTCACCCATAAATATTGCGTCAGG